CAAAGACGTAAAAATGTAGCACAGTTACAAAAACGTAATACAACAGCTAACATCCTCAACATATACAAATAAATGGCAACAACATTCGTAGATTATACTGGGGATGGAAATGCGACAAAAGCGTTTTCTTTCCCTTCTATACAGGAGTCTGACGTAAAAGTAGAAGTAGATGGTGTCGTAAAAACATCAGGCAGCCACTACAATATTACAAGCTACACTACTACAGGTGGTGGTAACGTAGTCTTTACATCAGGCAACATACCAACTAGCCCATCATCTATACGTATCTTTCGTGATACAGATGTAGATAGTGCAAAGGCTACATATACGGCAGGGTCATCAGTTAAGGCAGCTGACCTAAATGCAAATCATGAGCAGTTATTGTTTGCTGCACAAGAAGAACAAAATCAAACAATACAAACAAGCGATATAAAAGATGGTGCTATCACAAGTGCTAAAATAAAAGATGGTACTATAGTAGCAGGCGACTTAGCTAGTGACTCAGTTACAACAATTAAAATAGCTGACAATGCTGTAACAATGGCAAAGCTAGGTAGTGGTGCATTACCTACAGACATAACAGTTGCTAGTGCTAATATTACAGATCTTTCTGTAGCAACAGCTGATATTGCAGCAGACGCAGTTACAGGAGCAAAGATCGCAGATGACTCTATTAATTCAGAGCATTATGTTGATGGTTCTATTGATAATCAACATATAGCAGGGCAGGCAGTAACAGGAAATAAGATTGCTGGCTCAACTGTTACAAGTAGTAACTTAGCATCTAACTCTGTTACATCTGCTAAAATTACAGATTCAAACGTAACAACACTTAAAATAGCAGATAACGCAGTTACTATAGGTAAGATTGGCTGTGAGCAAACTACAATAACTGACAGTGACTCACACCTACCAACATCTGGTGCTGTCGTAGA